GAGCTTTTTAGCGTCAGGACTTGTCATGGTTATTAGATTGTATAAATAATGTTTAGGGGTTAGTAGTAGTGGGGTCAACGTCTTTGTGCTCCCCCTCTACCACGGTTAGTTTTTCGTGATTCTTTTTTATAAGACCCATCAGCTTGTTTAGATGCATCCATTTTAGAACCTTTAGGTATCTTTAAACTAGCTCGAGCTGCGGCATGTTTACGCTTGTACTCTTTTGAGTGAGCATACTTACCACCTGGGCTATTATCTTTTACATGCTTAGCTCTAGACTTAGCATTAGTACGATATGTTTCAGTTGATGATTTTGCCATACATCCTTTGATTTATTAGGTCAGGGTCTACTTTAGGTAATATATTAGCTAACTTATCTAATGGGTTTCCATCGTAAGCTATTCCACTAATATCATTTGTTTTAAGCCATTCACACGCTGCTTTTAAATCTTGAGTTGAAGCTGTACCACTTCTAACCCGTGATAGGAATTCTTCTGTGACAAGGCTATGTAATTCGTTGAATTGGTCTTCAGTGGCTTTCTTCATAATTAAGGTTTATAAGTTTGTCTACCGTTATCTACTACAGTTAAATGACCAAGACCAACTCTAGTAACAAAACCTTTTTCTACACCTAATGTAGGTTCACCTATTTTAGGTTCAGGATGATACTTAGTAGTTTTAGCTACTTCAGATGGATCTAATTTAACAGCTTTTTTAACTTTAGTAGTTGCTTTTTTTCTAGGCATCTTCTTTTATACCAGGGAATAAGTTTCTTTTAACTATCTCTACTGCTTTATCATCAATAGTATTGTCAGTAGTGGCTGCATAAGCTTCTAATAAATTAATCACTAGATTCTTTACTGCAGTGGTAGATAGAAATGTAAATAAAACAGGTTTGATAAGGGCGATCATTTTCATAATGTGGGTTAAAAGGGCCAGAGTTTTTTCTTCTCTGGAGGTTTAGGTGGGATTAAAGCTGAGATTGGAACGATATCAGAACACATATGTTCTACTCTAGAACCAGGTCTAAATGTAAAACCTTTCTGTTGAAGTTCAGCACATTTAAGACTTCTGACTAATTCATAATCTAATCTCATTTTATCTTCTTGTCTTGCCGCTATACTGCGACATCTATTTAAAGATTCTTTATCTAAGGGGATCATAAAGTTAACTTGAAATCCCCAGTTCTCAGCTACTGTATATGTTTGCTGAGTCATTGTTTCATCAAATGGAGTAGTATGGTTTCCCATATAAAATGGTGAAAAAGTCATCGTACTACCATTACATGATATGTTAGGTCCGTAATGCTGTCTTGACGGTGCTCCATTATTTTGGAATTGCACCGCTTGGTTGGTTACATTTCCCGTTGCAGCTGCCACTGGATTACTAACATTTGTCGTTTCTGGATCACTAGCCTTAGCTGGTGCTATTGAGAGAAGACTGATAAGGATACCGTAGTAGAAGTAACGTCGATAGTTCTGTCTATTACTTCGACTGATAACACTTGACTTGCTGCTCTTTCTACTATCTCTAGTGAGAAGGGATCTCCAGCAGTGTGTAATGTAAAGATTGAATCGGTATCTACTATACCTCCTGAAGAGGCTGATGTATGAGTTATATTTTCGCCACTCCATTTGTCTAATGCAGACCCATAGGTGGTTGTTGTTATTTCTTCCACGATCTCTTGTGTAGTCGTGGTAGTGGAATTCATTGACCCCTGAGTGAAATTCGGAGTCACTAGTTCTGCTCTTGCTACCGTGGGTGATGCCAGCAATAAGAGTATTAACCATTTCTTCATTGCTTTGGTTTTTCCTTTTTATTATTATTACCGTTACTACCTGTAGTTAAACCAAATGTAGCTAAAGCTCCAGTAAAAATACTTGCAGGAAACGTAATATCCCCACCTGGACTCTTTCTAATCATAGGTATTTCTACGTAGTTTAATGTAATAATAAAACCACTCCAAACTACAACGCCAAGGCGAACAAATGTACCTAAGATTTGTATTTGGTGTTCTTGATCTTCTGCGGCATCTTTTAATTTACCGAAGAAACCTTTTTCTTTTTCTGTCTTTGTTCCTTCCATGCGTTAACTTTAGCTTGTAGTTGTTTTTGAACTTTCTTTTTAATTGGTTCAAATAAAGATTGAGTAATACTAGTTGTAGCGACTGCTACTGCTGCTGTAGTAACAGCTGTAATTACAACCGCTGTTTCTGGTAAAGGTATTTGAATATCTAATACTGGTACTGATAATTTAGGTGCAGATGGTGCCTCTTCCTTACGTGCCTCTCTAACGCCTTCAGGAGCCTCTAGATCGCTCGGTGGTACCACGATGGGGCGATATGATGGTATCCGAGCTGAAGGGGGCTTAAAATCGATTCTAGGCAGGTCTACGGGCTTAGGAAGGGTAGCTCTTGGTAAATTTATCTTACCAAGTTTCATTTAAGTTACTATTTTAACAGTAGTACCATCACGCCATAAATCACCTGCAGCTAATCCACTAGCCGATGTTGGTAAAGCAGTAATGGTTAATGATCCTATAGTTAATGCTCCTGATGTTGAATATCTTCCATCAGTTAAAGTCTCTACTTGGGATGTCCCGTCAAATGTTCTGTATGTCATAATTAATAATTGTTAGGATGGTGGAGTAGGCCATGTGATGTTATAAGGATCAGATTGAGTTGTAATATCTCTTAAAGCTTGGCGGTAGTTTTTCCACTCATCACTAAGAGTTAAATCACTAGAAGCTCTCCAATCAGTATCATCTAGTATTTCGTTTCTTTCTTCTCTAATATCAAACCACTGCTTAGTTATATTTGCAGCTTTCTCTTCATCTGTACATGTTTCTACTTTTACTGAATAAGCTTTACCTGAATCTAGATAAGCATCAACCTTAGTTAATTTTTGATCAGGTTCAGTTATAGCTAACCATTCAACAAGTTCTACTACATTGTTAGTACTAAGAAATGAATCTGAAACACCAGCTCTAGAGAAAGAAGTATTAGGAAATAATGTCTTTAAGGTTCCAGTTTTAGTAACTGTAGAACCATCAATAATTGCATAATTCATAGTTTTATTGTTTTAGATTTCACTTCCATCAGATAAGTCGTAATGATTCTTCCATCTCAGATAACCTCCTATACCATTACTAGAGTTTGTCGCTTCAAATAATAAATAATAGGTAGAAGAATCGCAATCAGCAGCTTTAGCTGGTCCAGTATAATTAGAAGGTGTACTCTTTTTCTGATACTCCCATGTACCATTAGAAGTACTTATATTAGTAGTACTCCACGTAGATACTGATGAAAGCGAGCTTTTTGCGTCAGAATAATCATCAATTGAGACTACATCAGAACGTTCCCACGTAGGATCTGAAGAATCACTTCGTACACTTGAAGATGAAGGATCAAAGTCTACAGTAGTCCCATCGTCTGCAGTTAATTCGATATCATCTAGACAAAAATCAGCTCTATGTAAATTACTACCTGATGAACCTCTTCGTCCATAAAAATGTACACGACCATTTCCAAGTCCAGTTAAATCTATCTCAAAATCTAGCCAATCATTACAAGAACTACTAGTTTGAATTGTCGCAGTTCTTTCATTAAATGCAGTTATACCTGTAGGATTTATTTCTAAATCATTTAATGTGCCGTCTACTCTTTGCCAGAAAGCACCGAAACCACCTGTACCATTAGCACGATAAAACAACTTACCTGAAATAGAAGCACTACTAGCACCGCTGCCACCGCCACCGCCACCATCTCCACTATTACTACTAGCTCTTAAAAAATGGTTTCTCATTATGCTACATTCCCTACATGTGCAGCATATAAAGTACTAGCTACTTTCCAAAGTTCAATAACTGTATAACCACTAGTTGCTAAAGTTGGAGCACTACCTCCTACCCAAGTTGTACTAGGCCAAGTTATAGCATCTGAACCATCTCCATCATCAACCATTAATAACATTGATTGACCAGCTGCTATTGAATCAGAAGGCGTTCTAGTTCCACTTACACTTCCTGTATTTAAAGTCCATGTCTGGAGCATACCATTATCAGGTTCTAAAACAGGTGAAGTAGCATCAGTTATTGCAAATACATTTTCATTAATTGCATCTTCAAATGTAACTGAACCTGTAAATGTTCCGCCTGCAAGAGGCATCTTTGTTGCATCAGCAGGTGTACCCCATGTTCCGTCATGTTTTAAGAATTGTCCAGAACTACCTGCTGCAGGGACATGAGCACTGTTTCCTGTAGCAGCATTATGATCATACGCCCAATTAGATGTAATTGATTCAGATGTTTCTCCATCTACAGGAGTATCATCTATACCTCGTTGAGTATTAGTATCTGGAGGTGTACCCCAAGTACCATCATGTTTTAAAAACTGACCTGAACTTCCAGCTGCAGGGACATGGGCACTATTACCAGTTGCAGCATTATGATCATAAGCCCAGTTAGAACTTATAGCTTCACTAGTTACACCGTCTACAGGTGTATCGTCAATTGCTACTTGAGTATTTGTATCAGGAGGTACTTCCCAACTTCCATCAGCTTTTAAGAACTTACCACCATGAGAACCAGGTAATTGAGGTGCTAAACCATTTGCACTAGAATCTACAACACCATAAGTAGTATTAGTAGATACTAAATCTATAGTACCGTCACCATCTTCATATGTCGCTGATATATTAGTCTCTGTATTACCAGTGAACATACCACCAACAATATCTTGAACTTCTTCTGTTGTTAGTTGTGTATTTGTATCAGTAGAGACTAAATCAATTGTTCCATCACCATCTTGATATGTTGCTGTAATATTCGTTTCTGTGTTACCAGTGAACATACCACCAACAATGTCTTGAACTTGTTCTGTAGTTAATTGTGTGTTATCATTATCAGCTACTAAATCTATAGTACCGTCTGAATCTTCATATGTAGCAGCAATATTAGTCTCTGTATTACCAGTAAACATTGCTCCTACAATGTCTTGAACGGCTTCAGTAGTTAATTGGGTATTTGTATCTGTTGGTACTGCCCAAGTTAATTCATCTGTCCCATCCTTATATTGTAGAAATTTTCCATCAGAAGGAGAATTACTAATTTTTAAATTATCTTCATCTACAACATTTGAAGCAATAACTGTAGCCCCATCATTTGTAGATGTAACCTCACCAGAGTGATTAGGATGTGTATAATTGTTAGCAGAAGATGCAATACCATCTAACTTAGTTTTATCTTCATCTGTCATTACTCCCCAAGCAGAGGTAGTAGCTGCAGGTAAAGCTGTATTATTACCACTACTTGATTCAACAGTTAAAGATGTTCCATTAGCTGTATTACTTAAGTTTGTTGTACCTGAATTAGCATCTACATATGCTTTAACTGATTGTTGACTAGCTGCTTGTGTGGCACTATTAGTTGCCATATTATCTTCATCTAATAATCCAACTGAAACTGAAACTAGAGATGAACCTTCTTTAACATATAAACCGTCTTGATCAGTAGCATAAACAATTTCACCTTCTTGTAAATCATCAATACTACTGTTTAAATTTGAATATGAACCCCTAGCTAATTTAATAGGGGTTCTTGTTGCTGGTGTTGCCATAATTTAAGATCCGAAATCTCCTCCATCAAATTCATCTGTAACTGTTGCGGAGGAAGTACCATTTTCAAAGTTACCTCCATCCATAAAATGATTTTGAAGGTATGTATTCATCATATAATGTGTTGAACCAAATCGACCTAAAGTTATTGATTCAACTAAACCATTAGCAGGCCAACCTACATAATTACCATCAGCATCATATGTTCTGTATGTCATAATTAGTTATCTTGACTAAATGCAATTTGACACCATTTCTCGCCGTCATATATAAAAGATATAATATCTTTGTGAGCAGCACTACCACCTATATTTATTGCCGAAGCCTGAATTTTCATGTTTCCAGTTTCCTTACAAGCTATAGTATAAGAAATACCATCTGCTTCTAATATCAAGAATTGACCTTTAACTGCTGCAGGATTACTGTTAATAGTAATTAAATCACTATCTCCAGCATCATGTGTTATAAGTGTGTGATAACTACCTGTAACTGTAATAGCTCCAGCTGAATCAACAGTTAGTTCAGAACCTGGACCGAATATCACTGGACCAGGTAATGTTACTGCTTTCAGTGCTGCTGTTGTTAATGTACCAGATATTGTTGTATTATCATCAATTGTTACAGTACCACCATTAGAATCTAAAGTTAAATTTCCACTAGTAGTATCAATCTCATTACCATTAATTTGGACATTATCAATTGTTGCACTACCATTGACATCTAAGACACCATCTACGGTTGTACCATCAAGTGTTGTAGCACCATCTACATCTAAAGTACCATCTATAGCTGTATTTCCAGTACTATCAGCTACAGTAAATTTATCAGTATCTACTGTAATACCAGCATTAGCTGCTAAAGCTCCAGTTAATGTTGTAACACCTGTAACTCCTAATGTACCAGCAATAGTAGTATCACCATCTGAACCTGCAACTGTAAATTTATTAGTATTAACACTAAAATTGCCAGCAACTCCTAATGTACTATCAAGAGTAGAAGCTCCTGTTACATCAAATGTACCAGCTATATCAATATTGTTTGCTAATTTACTGCTATCAACTGCATCATCAGCAATTTTAGCTGTAGTAACTGCAGTATCCACTATAGTCCAATTATTACCTGCTACACTTATATCGTCTTTAACTCCATTAGTAACTGCAGTACTTGTTACAGTAGGTAACTCTTCTACTTTATATCTTATTTGATCAAAGCTTTTATTTAAATCTGCAGCTGTTATAGAACTACCAGCATTAAATGTATTAATAGCTGTACTAACACCTGTTACTCTTTTTACTAATACTTTATCTCCATCAGCTAAAGCAGATGTAAAGGTAATAGTAGTACTACCACTAGAACCAGATAGAGTGTAGTCTGTACCAGATATTTTCTTAGCGTATATCTCTGCAGTAGCAGAAGCACCAGTACCACCTGTAAGATTACCAAATCCTACTATAGGACTAGTTGTGTATCCAGTACCCTTATTAGTAGGTACTCCAGCGTTATCTAAAGATACTTGACCACTAGCTACATCTACTGTCAAAGCAGCACTACTACCACCACCTCCTGAAAATTCAAGAGCAGCATTAGAAACTGTAGCATATCCAGCTCCAGCATTATTCAATACTACTTTTTCTACTAAACCTTTACCGATGTATATCTCTAAATCTGATGATAGTGTATAGGGAACAGTGACACCAGAAACCACTGTAGGAGTCCCACTAATTGTAATTGTTTGTTCTGTTGCCATTGTTATTTATACATGTTTAATGTTTCTTGTAACCCTGAATCTTCATATAGTTGATCTAGATTACCTGATTTCTGATTATAATCAGCATTGATCTTCTCATACTCACGTTCTCTAATACCAGCTCTCATCTCATCAGGTAAGTTATCCTCTGCTACTCGCTTAGCTTGAGCATAAGCTTG